TGTAGACAACTTTGAAGAAAGTAATTTGAGGGTTACCAGTAAGATAAACATCTTGTGCACCATATGCGACTAATTGCATTAATCCTCCTCCCATATTATAATTATAGTTTAGAAAAAAATTTTGAAATAAAACTTAATTAAAATTAAATTAAAATAATAAATTATGTTTTCCATTTTCAATGAATAACATATTATAATTTACTGCGTAAATACTACAGAAACTTTTAGTAATTTGTGTTAAAGTAGTATTATAAATTTTCATATGTAACATAGCTAAATCTATTCTTGAAAAATTACAACTTCCCGAAGGTTGAAATTCAGTAGGATTTAAGGAAAATGAATATATATAATAAGTCCCATCTTTATTTGTATTTTGATTAATATTATAAATAGTTTTCGTATTTTTTAAATTTAATTTTAATGGAATTAATGAATGATAATATTCACCATCTATCTCTTCAATTGCATCATAATTATTTAATGATATTTTTGCTTTTTCCAAATTATATTTATATGGTAAATTCCATATTATATATTTAATTGGACGATGTAAATTTAATTTAATATTATTTTCAATTGAATTATAATTTGAATTAATATGAATATTTTCTATTGATTGAACTTGTTCAATTAAATATTCTAATTTATTATTCATAAAAAAGTTTTTTTGTTCTTTATCTAAAACTATATAATTACATAATAATTTACAATCATCAAGTTCAATATTATTAAAAAAGTAATAATCACCTAATAAATCTTTTTTATTATTAAACTCAATATTAATTATAACTTCACTATTTTTTAATGAAATTAATGGTAATGAATTATAAGTAAAATTATTAAACCAAAATCTTAATGGTACATAAAAATAATTAGAATAATTATCTAATTTAAATAATGTTAAATTTTCAATTATATTATATTGATTATCATTATTTATAAAATAATGATTATTAATATTTAACCAATTAGAATTATATTTATCAATAATATTTTGATCTATATTTAAAGAAATACTTTTGATTATATTATTTAAATTAGTATTTAAATTAATTATATTAAATGAACCATTAATATTAAAATTATTTGTAATATATGTGTGTTTATTTAAATTAATAGTTTGTGTAATTATTTTATTATAAGAAATATTAAATTTTATTTCATTATAATTATAATTAATTAAATTAAGTATATTATCAATTATAGGAATTTGATTATTATATACGTCATAAAAATGAATTATTAAATTTTCATAATTAATAATATTATATTTAGTATTATACAAATATATAAATATATCATCAGTTTTTAATGAATTATTATCTTCATTTGCATTTACATTTGCATCAGTAAAATTAATAAAAAAATTATAATTTACCAATTGAGTATCTAAATTAATATATATAGTATCAGTTTTAATTATTTCATAATGATTATTATTAATGGTATAATTAAAATATTCACGTGTATTACTAATATTATTTGTAGATGTTAATAAACCTTTAAATTCTAAATCTATATTACCAAATTTAGTATTATTTGTATACTTAATTTTATAACTTAATACAACTTGATTGAAACTGGATACTTTATAATCATCAAAATTATAAAAACCTTCAGTATCGGGTAAAATTTCAATAGAATTATTATATGTAAAAATATTACCTTTATATAAAGTAAATTTAATATTATTTTGATTTATAAGTATAGTATCAAACTGAAATTTATATTTTGTATCAGAATTTAAATTTCTATTATAAAAATATCTTTGAGTATTATTAGATAAATCAATATATCTAATATTTCTTTTAGGAGAAAAACTAATATAATCTTGTGTTTGTAATAAATTATCAATATCCAGTTCATTTTCATTGCCAATAATAATGGGTTTCCACTCTTGTATAATATTTATATTTTGTGCAAAATTTATATTAATTTGATTAGAATTACTACCTACATAAATAGGCGATTTCTTTAATATATTTATATCATTTGGCTTTTGAATAGATAAATTTAAATTTGAATTAATTAAATTTCCTTTAAAATTAAGTCTGAGGTACATTTTATTAATTAAATCTCCGTATTCATTTAATCTTATATATGTTTTACTTCCTAATAGTGGCTTTGTAGAAAAATTACATAATTTATCTTCATATGAAAAATTATAATACTGTTTATAAATAGATTTAAAAAATGTTATTTCAGGATTACCAATTAAAAAAGTATCTTCTTTGCCTTTATTATATAATTCAATTAAACCAACAGTCATATCTTTATTATATTTAAATATTTATATTTATATTAATTTAATCTTAATAATAATTATTTGAAGTTGTTGTATTATTATTTGAAGTTGTTGTATTATTATTTGAAGTTGTTGTATTATTATTTGAAGTTGTTGTATTATTATTTGAAGTTGTTGTATTATTATTTATAATATTAATTTTATTACCCATATAACTATGAATTCCACATTGATAATAAATTTCCTGATTATTAAAATTATTAGTATCTAATTCAACTATTTTTTGTTGAGTATTAAAATTACTACCATTATTTTTAATATTAAAATTATATTTATATAGAATTGCTGGTTCTCCTCCTATTATACTTTTTGTAATATAAAATGGATGACCTGATGTTGATGGATCATTTAAATTAAAAGTATATATACTATTCGAATTTAAATATAAAACAGGAGATTCAATGTTATTTAAATAATATTTACCATTTTGAACTGTTACTAAAAAATTATTTGTTTGACTTATTTCATTATTAGATATATAATTATTATTATTATTTAATAAATTATTATTATTTAATACATTATTATTAGTTATATAATTATTAATATTAGGTATATAATTATTATTATTAAAGTAATTTGTTTCTGAATGTTTACTATTAATATTAATTACTCCTTTTGTAGTAGATGAATAATCAGTACCTACCTCAAAACAGTATATACTAATTGAATATGATGTAAAAGCATTTAATACAAATTTATAATACAAATAAGTTTTTTTATTAATAAAACTTTTTTCTAAATAATCTTGATTAGATACATCTACTAAAGTAAATGTTTCATTATAAATTTCGTATAATTTAGAATAATTACTATAATTAGAACCATATAAAATTATATTATTAATTTTATTATTATTATCTACTTTTTTACCATCATAAATATAATAAAATTTAAAATATGTTATCAAATTTGATTTATTATTAAAATTAAAATTTATTTCATTATTATTTAGTATTTTCCATTTAAGAGGATTAGAATTATCTTTATCAATTTGATTTAAATATTTTTGTTCTATATTTTCATATTTATTTTGTTCTATTGAATCCCAATTACCTATTACATAATCAGTATCTAATATAATTTTCTCCTTTTTAAATCCATATTTTAATTTAATAGGATAATTATTATTAAAATTTAATAAATTAATAGGTACATCAATAATATATTTAGAATTAAAATAACCTTCTTCTCCAATCCTTATAATATTTTTATTAAATATATCATCGTTTGTTTTAAAAAAATCAAAATTAATATTTTTCATACTTTCATCACTTATATCAAATTCATAACTATATGATTGATTAAAATTTAATTCAGGAATTATTTTATTATTTATTAATATATTGTTATTTACATTATCGTATTTTACTTTATAAAGAATTTTATTATTAATTACACCTTTTATTATAAATGTATTATTATTTAATAAAAAATTTAAATGAGAATTATTTATATTAATAAATGAATTACTATCATATTTTATATTAAAATTATTTGTTATATTAGAATTTGTTTTTAATATAGATTTTCCAATAATATCACTATTTATCCACATATACGAACCAGTAAAATTATATAAATTATTATTTATAATATTAAATTCGTAAATACTGCTTTTAAAATAAAATTCTATATTAAATCCTGTTTTTAAATCATTTGGTAGTATAATATTAATTATTCTAGTTTCTAAATTATCCGAATCATTTTCATAATTAATAACAAATATATAATTAGAATTAGAATTCGTAATAGTATAATTACTATTATTTTCATTTATTGTAATAATATTTTTTGTAAAATAAAATTTTTGATGATCACTTATTAAGTTATTAGTTTCTAAATTACTACATATTATATCACTATAATTTTCTGTTGCCATTTATAATAACACTATATATTAAATATAAAGTTATTTCTTATATTTTTTATATAGTCTAATATTAATTAGAAATGGGTGGAGGATTAATACAATTAGTCGCATATGGAGCACAAGATATTCATTTAACTGGAAATCCAGAAATAACTTATTTTAAACTTATGTATAGAAGACATACTAATTTTTCAATAGAATCTATAGAACAAACCTTCAATGGGGATATTGACTTTGGAAATATTACATCTGCAATTATAGGTAGAAATGGAGATTTAATTAAAAATATATATATTGAACTTGAATTACCTCAATTAAATGATACTTCAACAGAATGGAGGGGATATATAAACAGTTTAGGTTACGGAATTATTAATTATATAGAATTACAAATTGGAGGTCAAACTATAGATAAACATTATGGTCAATGGATGGATATATATGATGAACTAACAGATCAATTAACAGATGAATTTATAGGCAGATTTAATACATTATATTCTTTAAAACAAAATTATTATCAAAGAAAAATATATATTCCATTACGTTTTTGGTTTAATAAAAATCCAGGTCTTGCTTTACCTTTAATTGCTTTACAAAACCATGAAGTTCAAATTAATCTTTCATTAAGACCATTAAATGAATTAATAAAAGCAGATTCTAATTCATTTATAATAGATGATACATTAAAAATTACTTCGGGGAAAATATGGATTGATTATATATTTTTAGACAATGATGAAAGAAGAAAATTCGCTCAAATTAATCATGAATATTTAATTACACAAACTCAAATGGTTGAACATAGCTTAAAAGAACATAATGGAGATTCTACTATTACAAATAAATTTGAATTAAATTTTTATCATCCTGTTAAAGAAATAATATTTACTTGTCAAGATATTAAAAATGAAACTCCTAATGATTTTGTTTCTGGTAATAATTGGTTAACTTATACTTCAGAAGCTTCACAAAATTCAGATACTTTTAAAAATGCTAAAATACAACTTAACGGTCAAGATAGATTTACTGAAAGAGAACCTATTTATTTTAGATCAATTATTCCTTATCAATATCATAGTAGAACACCAAGAAAGTATATTTATTGTTATTCTTTTGCTTTATATCCAGAGGATAATCAACCTTCTGGAACATGTAATTTTTCAAGAATTGAAAACTCAAATTTAGTTATTACGTTTAATAAAACTAACTCCGTTGGTGGTATATCTAATGGTAAAATTAAAATATACGCTGTAAATTATAATATATTAAAAATAGCACAAGGAACAGCTGGATTATTATATTCAAATTAAAAAAAATAATTTTTTTAAAAACACGTCAAAGATCAGAGGTGCAGTGTATGCAAGTGCGATTATTGTCACTTGTTGGAATAGACTATCGCAGCCCGTTCTAGTGCAGGCCGGAATGAATTAGATAAATCCAGGAGTAATCTGCTCAGCACGCTTTGGTAGCCACTTGGCATCAATGGGAAGGTACGAAGCACGACGGCTTAGATCGGTCAATTTAAACATTATATAATAAGAATTATTGTAAAATTATAAGTAACTACATGTCATCTTTCATCATGAATACAACTACAGTTTCAATAATTCATTAAGGAATATACTAAACTTTCCTCCTACCTGTAGCGGCTTCTGCTGAGCGAGATGGCCTTCGAGTTCGACTACTCGCTGTGCACAGACTTCCAGCCCTGTGTTACCACGCACTGCATGGACAGAAATTCAGTACTCATGAGCTCATCCAAGAACTTTCAACATATCTTTAAAAGTTGGGCAAAAAGTAATTTGAATAAAAAAAGTGAATATTTTGATGCAGATACGCTTGAAGCAGAAACTAAAAAATATAATGAAAAAAAATATAGTAAGAAATAATATAATACTTCTAGAAAATATTATATATTTTAATAATCAATTAATTAATTAAAATTTAATACTTTCATTTTGAAATGATATAGCATCAGTTTGATCTGTCTTAATTCATCCGAAGTTAGAGATATATTATTAAAATGTAATTTACTAGCTCCGAAATTAATATGCCTAGCATGTTCTATATATATGTCACGGTCTTTTTTACCAGGTCTTATATATGTATCTCCTGTGTCTGCTGGAAAATGTGAAGATAACTCCTGTCCTTGTAGTTGAATGTCCTTTGAATGTATAATAATTTTGCTAGCATTATCCAAAAGTATTTGATGATTTATTTTACCTGGTCTTATATATGTATTTCCATCTTGTGCTGGAAAATGAGAAGATAAATCCTGTCCTTTTAATTCATTATTATTTGAATGTATAAAAATTTTGTTAGCTCCATTCAAAAGTATTTGATGATTTTTTTTACCAGGTCTTATCCATGTATTTCCATCTTGTCCTGGAAAATGAGAACACATACCGTTCTCTCCTTCGTGACATAAATCACTATGGTCTGAACCCAAATAAATTTTTTTAGCATTATCCAAAAGTATTTGATGATTTTTTTTACCAGGTCTTATATATGTATTTCCATCTTGTGCTGGAAAATGAGAAGATAAATCCTGTCCTTTTAATTCATTATTATTTGAATGTATAAAAATTTTGTTAGCTCCATTCAAAAGTATTTGATGATTTTTTTTACCAGGTCTTATCCATGTATTTCCATCTTCATGTGGTAAATGTGAAGATAAATCCTGTCCTTGTAATTCATTATGATTTGAACTCATATGAATTTTTTTAGCATCATTCAAAATTATGTTATGGTCTTTTTTACCAGGTCTTATATATGTATTTCCATCTTTATGTGGTAAATGTGAAGATAACTCCTGTCCTTGTAATTCATTATGATTTGAATGTATATTAATTTTATTAGCTTTCATAGTAATATCTTTGTCCGCAGAAATGTTTACATCTTTATTTCTAACAGATGGAGTAATATAAGTATTACCATCTTCTCTATCTTCTATAAATGTTTCAGTTTTATTATTATAATTTCTATAAAGTAAATATATAATAACAATTCCAATTAGTATTAATAAGTTAGTGTCCATATATATATATATATATAATAAAAAAAATTAATATTATTTAATAATTAATTAGATACTTTAATATTTATGCTTTTCCTCTTCCTCTTCCTCTTCCTCTTCCTCTTGTAGATGTTGAACCTCTTCCACCAGTTTTTTTAATTATAGTTTTATTTTTAGAATGTGCTTTTTGTTTCAAAGTTTTAGAAATTTTTGTTGAAGTTTCCTCTATGATATCATCATTTGAATATAATTTATCAAATTCAATTAAATCTGCTCTGTATAAATCTATATTTGTTTTTGAATCTAAATCTGTAATAATTTTAAGTATTTCGTCTAATTCATTTTGTAGTTTATCTAATTTTTCATGTGTTAAAGTATCAATAGACATTTTTCTTAAATAACGATAATCAGGAGAAGAATTATTATCAAAAGGAAATTTAACATAATTTTTATCTTCTAAATCTTGATCTACTTCCTCAATTTTCCTTTTAATAATAGTTAATGTTTCATTAATAAATTCATTAATAAATCTAATTCTATTTTCAATTTTAATTTTATCTGTATTATATTTATCTAATAAGTATTCCTTTCTTAAAGTATAATAATGTAATCTTATCTTATAAAAATCAGTAATTATAGTATTAACATTATTATATTTAGTTAATGTTAAATTATCATTATATAAAACCATATTGGTATTATTAATTTGTTTAAATAGTTTTAATAACCTTTCAATACCATCTATATTATCGTCATCGGGTTCTTCATTTAATAATTTTTCAATATGACCATATTTAAATAGAACCGCAAAATTAATATGGGTATCACTTGAGTAGTTTTCAAAATTATCAATTTTTTCATCAGTAACTAATTTATCTAATATTTCTTTAAAATCCTCTGTCCATAAACCAATAGGTAATTCTGTAATTTGAATAGTAGTTTTATCAATAATACTATATGAACCTCTTGTCATATAACCTCTTGAATTTTTTTTGTAATATCCTCTAAAATTTCTATACCAAGGATGTATTTCATCAAGTTCTTTTCCATCAAATAATTTATAAATTTGTTTAAGAATATCTCTTGGATTAAATTGAGGAATATTAGTACTCCAACCACTTCCAATACCTATTGCACCATTAATTAAAACCATTGGCAAAATAGGAACATATTTTTCAGGTTCAATTGAAGTTCCATCATCATTTAAGTATTTTAAAATAGGTTCATCACTTTTTATAAAAATTTTATCAGTTAAATTTGATAAATGAGTAAAGATATACCTTGGTGAAGCATGGTCTTTACCTCCTTGGAGTCTGGTTCCAAATTGTCCTGAAGGAACTAATAATTCAATATTATTTGAACCAACAAAATTTTGAGCCATACTAATTATTGTTCCTTGTAATGACATTTCACCATGATGATATGAAGTTTTTTCACTAATATAACCAGTAAATTGTGATACTTTAATATCTTTTTTAAGATTTTTTAAGAATGAAGCATATAGTACTTTTCTTTGTGAAGGTTTTAATCCATCTATTAAATGAGGTATAGACCTAATATTATCATAATTTGAAAAATGAATTAATTCTTTATCAACAAATTCAGTATGTGTAATTTGATTATCACCTGATTGAATAGTTAATACATTATTACTATCATATGGTTTTAACCATTCTTTTCTTGCATCTGCAAATTTTTTATCAAAGGCTTTAATCATAGATTTATCTGAATTATCATCTACAATATATGATATTTGTTTCATATTTTTAAAATACTCTTTTGCTTCCTTACTATTAGATGTTCCTAATCCTTTATAATATTTAATATTCCAACCCTTTGTATCATTTTCTTCTTTCCAATTTTCATAATCACTTAAATTACAAAATTCAATTATATTAGCACCTTTTGAAACTTTTACAATAGGTGTTGCCATAGATTTTATAAAATTTGGATTTGTAAATAAAGATTTCCATTTACAGTGAAATAAATTCATTAATAATCCTTTAATATGATAACCATCTGTATCTTGGTCCGTTAAAAACATTACCGAACCATATCTTAATTGTTTCAAATCATCATATTCTTTTCCTGTTTCTAAACCAATAATTTTTTTTAAATTACTAATTTCTTCATTATTTGCCGCTCTTTCTTCTGTAACATCCCTTACATTTAAAACTTTTCCTTTTAATGGAAATACTCCATATTTATCACGACCTATTTCTGCTAAACCAGCAATTGCCATAGCTTTTGCGGAATCCCCTTCTGTTAATATTAAAGTACATTCATGGGATTTATTAGTCCCTGCTAAATTAGCATCATCTAATTTCTTAATTCCTCTTATACTAGTACTTTTTTTACCATCAGTTTTTTTACTGAGTTTATTAGCATCAAATTCTATCATATTATTAATTCTTTCAATTAAACCACCTTTTATTAATCTATCAATCATTTTTTGATTAATTTCACATTTTGAACCAAATGAACTCATATTAGTTGTCATTAACTCTTTAGTTTGACCATCAAATGTAGGTTCTTCAATAATACATTTTACAAATAACCATAAATTATCTTTTATGTAATTAATTTTAGTGTCTTTTTTAATTTTATTATGTTCTAAAACCTTTTTAGTAATTTGATCTAATACATAATTAACATGTTTTCCTCCTCTAATAGTAGAAACTCCATTAACCAATGAATTTTGCAAAAATTTATGATTAGGACTTAAAATAATACCAACTTCCCATCTATTAAAAGATTCTAAAATAACTTCCGATGATACAATTTCTTCATTAGTAAAATAACTAATATATTTTTCTAAATTACAACTAATTTGTTCTCCATTAAGATACACTTCAGTATGAGTTTTTGATTTTTTCAATGGTGTTTTCATTTCTATTTTCATATTACCACTAAACCAAAATACTGTATCATAAACTCTTTTAATTAATAAGTTATAAAAATCATCAGTCAATCCGTCTAATTTAAATCTTTTATAATCTGGTTTAAAAGTTATACAAGTAAAAGGGTCACCATTAAAATCTATAATTTCTGGTTTTGCTTTTTTAAACATATTTTGTGTCCATGTTTGTTTATATAATTTTTTCCTTTTTTTATCTACTGTTTCTACTGTAAATTCTTCTGAAAATATATTTGTTAATTTAGCACCGTAACCATTTTTACCACCTGTTACCTTTTTTTCTTTATTATCTTTAAAATTTTCTGATGTTAATAATTTTCCAAAAATTAATTCCGCAGGATATATATTTTTAGATTTTTCTGTATTAATTTTTTCTACTTCAATACCTTGTCCATTATTCTTAATACTAATTATACCACTCTCTTTATTAATATTTACTTCTAATCTTGACATAACTTCATTTGAAGATTTTCTTGAATTATTTTCTTTTAATCTTCGCGTTCTTGTATCATTATCAATAGCATTAACAATAATTTCATCAAAAATTTTAAATAAACCAGGAACCCATTTAATTGTTTTTTTTATAAATTTACCATTTTCATATATCCTTAATTCTTTTTCTTCTTCAATAGATGAACCTATGTAAGTATCTGGTAATTCTAAAATATGAGTATGATGATCTTTTTCCTGATATTTTTCTGCGGTTTCAGTCATTTTATATAATTATGAATATCTTTTTAAATCAATAAATCAATTTTATATATATATATTTTTTAATGTATTTTATATTATAATTCTTATTAAATCTATTAATTATTTATTATAAATATACAATAAAAATAAGTTTAATTATAATTAATGAATACTGATTATTATTATTAAATTAAAAATAATTATTAAAAATCTTATAATTATTTAAATTTATCAAAATATCAAATTAAAAAAAAGATGATTATTTATTATATATCTTGTTTTTTACAAAATATTTTATTTATTTTTATAATTATATCATATTCATATTCATGTCTTCCAATTTTATATCCGTAATCTCTTATAATATTTACTTGACAACCATAGGTACTTTCCCTATTTTTATAATAACTTAAAGGACAACCGCAATGTTTACATATTTTTTCAAACATTTAATATATTTAATATAATAAATCAATTTTATATTTTTATATATAAATTATTACTAAGATAGTAAACTACTTAAACATTTTTTAATATAGTATATAATGGATCATCAAGACTTATATAATAAACTTAAATTTGACTCCTTTACGCGATTTGAAGATTTTTTACATTATATTCAAACTGAACTTGTACAATTTATAGTTTCTAAATATTTAGAAGAATTAAATATTAATAAAAATAAAGAAATTAATTATAAAAATTTTTTATCATTATTAACAATTTATTATTTTAAAGAAGAATTTAATTTAAATGATGATGATTTTTTAAAAATTAAAGATTTTGTAAATTCTTTTAATGATATTGAAAAACGTAAATTTATTTTTATTCATAACTGGGATATTACTGAAAAAATAGTAACTAAAATTATAGATGATAATAAAAATTCTTTAACAGAAGAATATGTTAAAATAGTATTTAATTTAACTAATTTATTAAATGATATTAGTGAAGATGATAGTAAGACACAATTAGAACAAACTAAAAATTATTATAGAGAATTACTAACACATATTAAAGGAGATAAAACTGATGAATATATTCAAACTATTTCTAGTAAATTAGAAAATAATAGTACTTACGATGATTTTAGAAAAAATGTATTTTTTGATAAACTAGAAAAGGAATTAAATACTACACAAGAACAGGAACCTAAGTACGATGCAATATTGTATTTACTTAGTACCATAAAAAATAAATTATGCAATCTAACTCCTAATAGAAAAGATTTAAAAAATTATATAAATGAAAAAATAAATATAGATTTTATAAAACAAAAAATTCAAAAAAACGTTTTTAATGCTTATGATTTAGAAGCATTATTACATTTTATAGTAGAACAATTACGTAATCTACAAGCAAAAACAGACGATGAAGATTTAAAACTTTGGATAAATAATATTAAAGAAAAATATTTATCTAATACATCTCTTACCTTTTATTCATATCTTCCAAAAATTTTAAGAACATTAATAGATAAAATAGAAAAAGTGGAGGATGATGTTAAATCTTATAAGGAATTTATTAAACATAATATCTAGTAATTTTTAATTAATAAATAAAATAAATATTACTCTAAACCATTCATATAACTTTTATTTTTTTTCATACAATCTATTAATTTACAATCTATTTTTTCTTGTTGAGATTTATAAAAGTATTTATCATTATTATCGAATTGACGCTTAAATTTTTCAATCCAAGAAAGTCTTTTTATTTTACCTTCTTCTAAATAAGCCTCATAAGTATAAATTAGTCTTTCTGCGTTTATTTTAAATAAGTCAAATATTAAATCATGTTTCATAATAGTTATCCATTTATATTTATATATTTGTGATTTCCCATTACTAATATTATTTATTCTTATATTTGTATTTTCTGGTCTTTTACTCGGTGTAAAATGTAGTTTTTCTATCATATTTGGTAGCGCATTAAATGGTTTTCTAATATAACTAATCATTCTTTCTTCTTCGTCAAATATTTCTGTATTTTCATATCCAAAATTATTTATAACAAAATTATTCTCTACTTTTTCTATATTAGTTTTTATATTATTTTGTTCTTCTATATTAGTTTCTATATTAGTTTCTATATTTTCAGTATTATTTTGTTCTTCTATATTATTTATATTATTAATTGTATGGTTGTTTTTTGTTTTTTTTAATTCTTGTATTTCTTTTTCTTGTGTTTTAAATTTTTCTTCTATTTTTTTATTTTTTTCTTCTTGTTTTTCCATTTGTTTTTCTATTTGTTTTTCCATTTGTTTTTCCATTAATTTTTTCATTAACATAATTTGTTCTCCTAATGGTGTATTTTCTAAAGTCTTTATAGTTTCTTGATATTGTATTTCTTCTTCAAATTCTTCTTGTTTTAGTTTTATTTCTTCTTTTTTTTTAATTTTTTTTAATATTTTACATCTACCATTTAAATGTCTTTTTAAATGGTCTTTTCTACTAAAAATATTACGACAATAATTACATTGATGTATATTTTTTTTATTTAAATGTTCTTGTATTACACTTTCAACATATTTCTTATTCCTTTCTAATGTTTCTTTATCTTCACTGTCTAAATTTTCATTATCATCAGATTCATAAAATTTTGGGGGAGGTTCATTGGGGTCTCCCCCAAAAATTATATTATCTGGATCATTTTTGTGTAAATCTACTAATTTGTAATAATCTTCTATACTATTTATAGTAGTGGGATAAATTACGTAACTACATTTTTTTTGTTTCATTACATGATCTCTTAAACTAGATTTTTGTCGTGTTTGATAATTACAGAAATAACATTTATGTATCTTCATAATATGTATAATATATTATATATAAATATATTTTTAAATAGTTGTAATTATTGAATGATTTTACAGAATTTTTGTATTTTTTACAGAATTTTTACAGAATTTTTACAGAATTTTTACAGAATT